TTTCTATGAATAAGTTGGGGAACTTTAGTAGAAAAGCGGAGGACATTTTTTATACTGCTTGTCCTCCTATTTTAGCAGTGCTTTAAAAGCGTTTTAAAAGCTGTTTAAATTCTTATTAAATCTTCCACCGAAACGGCTTAAACTTCCAAATGATAAATACTAACACGGCAATAAGCAAGAGCCAAAGGGTATGCCTTACGGGGCTACTTTTCACTTGTTTGCTTACTTGCTTAACTTGAGTGTATGCGTGTTTTTGTACTTCGGCTTTAGTTCTTGTGTATGAATTATTATAAAGGGTACTATCAGCCTGCTGTAGGCTCTTAGAATGGGTGCTTGTAGCTCGTAGCTTAACCTTTCCGTTGAGTACTCTTATAACTTCATTATCGCCGTCACGAATGCGGGTGTAGATAAGTTCACGTGGTTTGCCTACACTATCGGTGAGGGTTTCGAGTTCGAGTTCAAAGGACTGGTCGGACTGGTGAGACAAGTCTGTTTTGCGACCTTCATAGGCAAAAAGCTGTGAACTATCCTTGTAATGGATAAAGTGCTCTTTCTGTACTTGGCGTTGCTCAGTAGTGGCGACCTTGCGGGTACGACAACCTACTAAGGCGAGGAACGCTAATAATAATAGGGTTAATTTTCTCATTTGCTAATGTTTTTGTATTCGTCTTTAGCGTTAAAACAAGGGCAGGCTTTGGCTACACCTGGGAAGTCTCGGTGTCCTAAGATTTCGGCTTCGGGGTAGAGGGCTTTAAGCTCGGTGAGGAGCTTCTTTAAGGCTTCTTTTTGGGCTTGCGTACGGGTGTCTTTGGGTTGGAGAGTGTTTTTGTCAATACCCCCGATGTAGCAAATTCCGATGCTGTCCTTATTGTGTCCTTCTACGTGAGCAGGTACCTTATTTACATCTCTGCCGAGTTCTACAGTACCGTCAAGGCGTACAATGTAGTTGTAACCTATCTCATTAAAACCTCTTTGTTTGTGCCATAGGTCGATATCTTTGACGGTGTGGTCTCTGCCCTCTGGTGTAGCGGAGCAGTGTACTACGAGGTAGCGGATGTTGCGTGTACTTTTTTTCATTTGGTTATTAGAGTATTAAGGTGAATAATATAGTAAGGGTTATGGTTATTGCCAAAGGGTTTACCCATAATACCCATTGGGCATTGTAGCTTTTAGGCTCTGGAGTTACACGCCTTTGAAAGGCTTCATACTGCCAACGTTGGGTATCGTCAAGCAGGGGAAAGTCTTTGTCTGTAAGCGGGCAAAAGTAAAAGTACCCAAAGCCAAAGAAACAAGCTACTGCAAGCAAGGGCAAGAGTATGTATAGCCAGCTGTAAAGTTCTGCACAAACAATAAGTCCTCCAATGAGTATTAAGGGTAATATGATGTTGGCAGAGCGGGTAAAACTTCTTATTTTACCTGCAAATGGCACTATATAACTGAGTGCAAATAGTTTGATGATGTGTTTTCTGATTTCCATAGTTTTTAGTCATTAAGGTTGCTGAATTATATAGCCCGCATTCATCAATGTATTTTCAATTGCCTCAATCTTTCTATTAATCTCTTCTGCGTTGAAATCGCCTAAACTGTTTAACTTAGAGGACAAATCTTCACCATTGACTAATATCCTATTAGCCCTAATACTTACTTCTTCGGCATTAATACTCATCTTCTTCCCTGAGTGAGAATAAACTTCAGAACTTTGTTGTAAGTTTATAGCTCTAAGAGTGTAGTTTTCAGAGTTGATATCTACAGTTTCCTCATTCACATTAAGTGCCTCCCCTCTCTGCCCAAGAGCCCCTGTGATATTAACACTTCCTCTATTTCTAATGTTAACTAAACTCTCTGCCGATATCTCTACACTTTCACCATCAATTCGAACTCCCTCATTAGTTTTGTTGGGTAGCTTAAAAAAGGAAATAGCTTTCTTGAGGCTTGACCAAAGGCTATCTTTATTATCTACTTTGCCTATCAGCAAGGTTTCTAAGTTTTTGTTGTTCTTCACTTGGGTAGCGATTTCCTGCAAGGTATCAAGGGCAGTGTCGTCTACACTTAAGGTAGTTTCTACTTGTTGCATTTTGGTTTGCAAGCCATCAATAGCCTCTTTCAGTTGTTGCCCTGTGCCATCATAGCCGCCTTTGGGTAGCAAGCCCGATACATCAGTAGGCTGCAAGCCCTCTAACTTATCCTTGTGCTCGTTGGTGAAGTCATTTGCCGACAAGCCTTTGCCGTCTTCTTTGTCGACCTTTTCATCGAAGAGGGCACGGTGGGCATTGGTGTCGTCTAAATGGTTGAGCAGCTGCTTTGCCGAGACGGTGTTCTCAATGGCTCTGCTAAGTCCTTCGATGTTGCTCATTGGAATTTGTTCGCTTTTGTGCCAAAAGCTGTCGATCCAAGCGGCGAAATGTTCTTGCGCGGGTTTCATTAAGTTAGAAAACCACTTTTTTAACGTCTTTTTTGGTGTCATATTATATTATTACAAATTTTAAATTATTACTTATTAGTTAAACGCCTACATATTCGATAAACTGTACCACTCTATAAGGCGGCATATTATTGTGCGGCTGGTCGACACCTACTGTGGAGGTGTTTTGCTTTGTAAATGTTCTCACACCCACAGTGCCTCCCCAATGTCGCTCACCAACATAACTTCCGCCTCCAAATAAATTGTGAAGTGCTTCGCTTCCTTGTTGGTGACTATGCGAAGGCATTTCCTCTACTGTCAGTTTATGAGAGCGTTCGCCGCCACTTTGGTTGAGTGCGTTGAGGCGATAGTCTTGTACATCGTCTTTTGTCTTAACATAATCGGGGTCGAGACCGATAGGCATTTTGCCACGTAGGTTCACGTACTCACGCCAGCCTGCGGGTATTTCATTAGCTGGTTTGCCCCATAAAGCAATGAGACCTATGGGCACCGCTTGCTTTTGTTTTTCGAGTTTTTCAATGCGATCAAGGAGTTTTTTAGTCTCGGTGTTATCTGTTTTATTTTTGCCTAAATCTTGCAAGTTAGATACTCGTTGAAAGTCTTCCCATTTAAAAGTATTTTCTTGGGTAGACCTACCAAAAGCAGCTGTACGAATATTCTCTAAAGGACGAAGGAAGCCGTCATCAAATGTTACCTCGTTGGTTACTTCTTTGATAAATACCGTATCATCTTTTGCTCCTCCAACAAAAGGCAATAATTCTCCATTGATATAGACAGTGCCCGCTGAGATAGTATTGCCTACTTCTTCACAGCCTGATATAATAGCAAGGTTGCCAGCAAGGTGTCCGAAGTGGTTAAATAGGCTGTAAGCGGTTTGCATAAAGGCGAGAAACCCAACATCAAAAGGGTAGCCTGCGTTGTGTTCTGTATGTAACTTATTCATATTATTTAATTTCTATTGTCCAACGTTTACCTGCGAGCTTGTAAAAGTTCACAAGTGCTTCAAGTTTATATTTGTCGTATGTTAAGTCCTTGGGAAGGACTACTATAAAATCTACTCCGCCGTCGATATAGTCGCCTCGTTGATAGAGGAAGATTTTGCCTAAATATAGGGGCTTATTCGCGCTGCGGGGATAGATATACAACCTTTGTTTTTGCTTTCCGTCCTCGATACGGATACGCCGTTGTTCGTCATCAAACTCATCATTGAGTGCCTTGCGCAAATAGCATACTTGGCTGTTGTGAGCGAGGTTATACAAGTCTTTTTGGCGTGCTCGCTGAAAGTCGTACAACAGTTTGTGCAGGGGTGTCGCCAACATACGCAACCACGCCACCAACTTTGGCTTTCGCAAAAAAGTGGGGGTAAGCAGTACAAGTAGTTTGTCGATATTAAGGTTATACATTGCTGATATAAGTGATGTCGTTGAAGTTATCAATGGTAAAGTAGCCTGCGGTGGGTATTTTGCTTATCTCTATCGTTTCAAACGCACCATACTCGCCACTACTGGTGATGTTTTTACTTTGTGCTAACACTAAGTGAGGTATTTTAACCCCCTCTGCTTGCTGTAGCGCGTCAATAAGGTGCGCTAATACGAGCTCGCCGTTAAAGGGAAGGCGTTTTAAATAGTCTTTAATAGCCGTTTCTACTGGGTGTGTAGCGTGAATGATACTTTGTCCGTTACTATCAAGCACCAAAGGATCATATACTATCTTCATTTGCAAGTGAAGTATATCGGGTTGGTAGTTCACCACTGATAGGCGTACGCCCGCGTCTTTTATCTCTTGCAAGTAGGCTTCAAATGATTGCTTTTGGGCATCGGTGATTGGTTGGAGTGTGTCGCCCTGTTCGCCTGCTATCTTCACTATCAAACGCCCCTCGTTTTTGCTTTCTATTACCGCCGAGTACTTCACTATCTTACTTGCCTCTATGGCTTCCTCCGTATGCCCTTGGTTATTGAACTTGTCGCTGTCGGGCAATAGGTCAAAGCCATATTGAAAGGCAAGGGCTTTACTGCGATACCAACGTGCGGTGTGGGGTTTGAGTTCGGCAAGGCGTTTGTCTATATCCGATCTATGCTGGTCGAATAGCTTCTCTAAACTCCAGATAGCTACGGCTATGATGTACACCCACAATCGCCATATAGCTACTTTGGAAGTGCTATTGAGGCTTTCCAATGCAGGCTCTTGTGCTTTGGCTTGCAGGATAAGGTTTTGTATCTCTTGAATGCTTCGTGCCATAGTTATTGTTGTGTTACTACAAAATCTAAATTTATTGCCCAAATACTGATACCCTCAAGGCGTTTAGCAACTTGTTCGTCTTCCTTAGAAAAGGCAGTTGCGGGCTGTAAGTTCTTTGCGGTGTAGTAGGCTAATATATCTTTATTGCTAAAGGCTTCTGCAGGTAATACTAAGGTTTTGCCCGCTTGCACATCATCAGTGATGTTAAGGGTATTAGCTTCTGCAAACTCAAAGACGCTTTCAATAGTACCCGTGTGTTGCAGGGCGAGGTCTAATAGTGACTGATTATGTAGGGCTGTTATTGTCATCTAATTCAAAAGTCTTATAGAATTTTTTATTAATAATCTTGAGCAGCACCTTTGCAAATCGAAAGCCTAAACAATCTAAGTTCTCCAAGAGACTCACCACGAGTTGCCATATAATAGCAATAAGCACAACCCAATACAACCAATGAAAGGGGTCGAACTCAAAACCTCCAAGACTTGGAAACTCTACATTAGCCGAGAAGGTATGCAATATATAAATAGGTACAAGATAGGTGGCTATTTTCAGGAGCATACGCCCAAACTTGCGACTCTCGTGCTTCTCGCCCCTCTTTCGGGAGGCTTGTACCCCAGTGATCCACTCAAAGATAAGTAACACTACATAAGCGGTTAGGAATAAATGGTTGAAACCAAATAAGAAGTGCACGGTGGCAAATAGTAATGATAGTATAACGTCCATTTTGATAAATAGCATTGAAAAGGTGTGACCAAAGGATGAGCGTAAGAATTCGTGAGAGTCCCTAAAGCCAAAGCCTTGTAAGATGTAGTTGAGTTTTGTCATATTATTATTTTGTTTTTAACTTATTGTACCCGTTCCAGTACTGTTAGTAGCACCAGTTTGGGCGGTGGCTGTACCTGCCGTGCTTACAGATATACCTGCGGCTACGGTTACTTCACCACTACGTACAAAGGCGTCAATAAGGCTTGCTAAGCGTTCGGCATATTCCTCCATACTTGCATCTGTTTTGCGTTGCATATCTTGTTGTAAGGCGATAATGCCTTGTTGAAGGGCTTGTTTGTTTAGTGCCATAGTGCGTTTATTTTGTTGTTAATTTCTTCAAACTTGCCTACGTTCTGCGGGGCAAAGTTGCCAGGACCTGCGGGAGTTTGAATGATAGTGTTTTTAAGTTCTGTTAAAAGGTCGTTTAAAAGGGTTTTAAAATCGGCTTGCTCATTTTTAAGTTGCAGTTTTCCGTCTTCTATCTTTAGGGTAAAATCTCCCAAGATGCATTCTACTTTCTCCAGCTCGGAGGTTCCTACTACTATTGCCGTTTCCTTGTTGATAAAAGACACACATACCAGCGAACCCACTTTGGGTTGAAAGTAGAAGCCTCCGTGCTCAAAATCTACTACTAAATATACATCGTTAATAGGTGAACTACCGTCTAAGGGACTTACATCGGCGGTTTTAGCCTCCTCATCTACAGAGGTTACCTCGCACACCTTGGCGTATAGTTCCTGCCCCGTATTGGCTAATTGCTGTATCAGTTCTTTTATCATAATGCATTCCCTAATTCAATCTTTTGTCGGTAGCCATTGGTACCAAAACTAATCTCATTTTTTTTTACTAAATAAGTACCACTATTGCCATCGGAGGCGTGTATTTCTACCATATCGCACTTGCTTACTTCGGGTACACCAAAGGTTTCAAACGAGCCCTTAAAACCACTTTGCTTGTAGCGTTCCAAAGCCTGCATTGCGTACTTCTTTAGCTCCTCCTCTGTTAGTCCGTCTATGCGGAGTTTTATTACTTCACCGTCTTTATCGCCGTACTCGTAGGTGATTTTCTTATGCTTAGCGTTGAAGCTCTGTGCCTCTACGCGTACCCTTATATCGTCTTTGTCACGGTAAGTAAAGTCCTCACTGATGATGTTTTTGCCGTGCCTAAAAAGGTGTTTTTCTCGGTTATCTATAGGGTAGGCTAAGCCGATATACAACACCGATTTGCCGTCAATAAACCTAAAGTAACTACTAAGCATTACCTTGTCTTTTAACTCCTGCAACTCTTGCGATACGTTGGGCTGGGTGATACGCCAGCTACCTACTTGTATATTGTCATCAATGAGTTTGTAGCTAATATTTGTATCCTTGAGCAGATGTTCCACTATCTCTTTGAGGGTAGCGTTCTTAAAGGCTTTAGGCTCGGCTTTTAACATTTTGAGCAGGAACATACCGTCTTCGCATTTTATGGTGATAGGCACTTTGGCATCTACCGAACGGATATAACCTGCAAAACGTACTTTTAAATCATCATCATAACCGAGCTCTACTGTAATACGGTCGCCTCGCTTGATTGGGGGTGTACCTTTTTCACTTACATAGCCTTGCCAGCGAATATTGCGTGGCAGTTTTAGTTCGCAAGTATCGGTAAGGCTTCCCATATCTTCTACAATGTTACATTCTGAAAGAGCCGTAAATACCCACTTTTGCTCACCCTCAATGGTTATTCTACTTACTAATCTTAACATACTCGTCTTGCTGTATTTGCTTTATTTCGTAAGGCTCATCGGATAGCATTTGTATTTGTACGCTTTGGCGATTGCTGTGTGTTTCCTGCTGCAATGAGAAAGAGGTAACTACTGCCGACTTGATACCAAAAGCATAGAGAAAGTCGCTTTCTACTTCCACCGCTTCGGGAGTAGTGAGTAGTTTGCGCAAGGTTTCTAACTGACTTAGCGGGTAGTCCTGCTTTGGCAATAAAAACGCCTCGTCAGCTTGCTCCCCAGGTTCGCCTTCATAATCGGTAATAGCGAGGTCGAGGGTAATGCCGTAATCACCATTGCTGATATACTCCTTAATCGTGCCGTCACGCCCTTGCAGGGGAGTAGTAACAATATTGCGCTGTTGGGTTATTGAGATAATCACTTCGGGGAACAATAAGCTATAACGCTCGCCCTCCTGGTGGGTACTCATACGCAAGGAGGTCAGCCAAGGGCGGTTTTCTAAGTCGCTTGTTGCGACAAACTCGCCGTCAAACTTCTTAACCTCTAAAGGCTTGCCCGCTTGCATACCAAAGCGAAAAGCCAAGTTTAAGGCTACCGTTTTAGCTATGGTTTCGGGTTGGGGTTGAAAGTTAAAGTGTATCATATTCGTCAATCATTTGAGGAGGCAAAATCTACAGCTGCTGTGCGGAGAATTTCGGTAACAGCTTGCAATAGCTGCTGCTTATCTATACCCTTCTCGTTATTCATATACACGTTAAAGTTATCCATCATCTTGCCAATGGTAAGGTTACGCACTTTGTTTTCACTTTTTCCTTTGTCGCCTCCTACCCCCGTGCTATTCATTGTTTTGGTAGCTGCCACGCCCCCAACGGTAGGCACCGTAGGTTTGTTTTTGGTAAGGTCAAAGCTGTCTTTGTTTTCTACTACCGTTACTTCTTGAGGTTTATCGTCTTCTTTTTTGGTGTTAGCTTTCTCCTCATCAGAGACTAAGTCCATATTCTTGCGAAACTCCTCCACGCTTCCTGAAGCATTTGCTGCCCACTCCCAACCAGTGAGCTCGGCAACCCAGCCTAATATCTTTTGTAGTGGTGCCATTATTACATCTAATAGTACTAAGCCTATACGTTTAAAACCTGCTAAAATACCCTCAGATTTAAAAGCTTCGACGATGCTATCCCAATGTCGCTTAATCATCATAAAAGCACTGATGAGCATTCCTATAGGACCTAATAGAAGTAGCATTGTACTCCCAAAGCTGTCAAAGTAAGTAATTGCTGTAGCGATATAACCGATAAGTAAGGCAACGCCCGTAATGATTAGAAATATAGGGTTCATATTCATTACAGCATTCAGTATGCCCTGTGCTACACTGAAAGCCTTGGTTACTCCAGTACAGATAGAAGTCCATAGAGCTGCACGTTTTTGGGCATCCGTAAGGTAGCTAAATGCTGTGCCTATACCTTTTACTAAAGGAGCTAAATCTGTTACTTCTTTTATCATATTGCCTATTACACTGGCATAACCAAAAGCCCCATTAGTTGCGTTGAAAATAGAAATCTTAAAATCCTCTACTTGAGCGGTAAGCCGTGCGTTCTTTTCGGCAGCTGTTTCCATAATTACTGCTGCCTGCTCTACTGCCGAGTTGGTACCCTGAATACTTTTGCTCATTGCTTCAGCTTCGTCTGCCGTATTGATAAGGGCAATGGCTGCTGACATATTCTCTTTACCAAATACTTTGGTCATTAGGGCGGTGTCGCCTTGTATCTTGCGTAAAGCCTTTAGGCGTTCGTGTAGGGGTATGCTGCTATCGGCTAAATAGTCGGTGCTAATGCCTGCTGCTTTGAGTCCGTCGGCAGCGAGTTTGGAGGTAAAGCGACCTTCAGAAAGAGTTGTCAGTACGTTGCGCAAGGCTACCCCTCCCTCGCTACCTTTTTTGCCCGCTTGGTCTAATAGCTGAATATAAGCATTGGTTTCAGCAAATGAGAGTCCTGTGGTTTTAGCCACCATACCCACCTGCTCTAATGCCTGCTTGATTTGTGGGAGTTCAGCCGAGCCATTCTGGGCAGCTGCCGACATTACATTCATCATCTCGGTCATCATCTTTGCCGCCTTGATAGGGTCTTCCATACTCACCCCGAATTGGTTCAGCGAGGTGTTGAGTACATCAGTAGCAGCTATGGTATCGCCTCCCATTTGCTTGGAGAGGATATTCACATTCTCGCCCATCAGCTTCATTGCCTCGCTGTTCTTAGCAATATCGGGGCTAAGCTGTGAAAGCATCATCTTATAGGCTTCCACATTATCTACTGCTGAAGTACCAAAGGTTTTAGCGGTATCACGCGCCGCTTGTTCTATGGCTTTCAGTCCCTCACCTGTAACGCCTGTGATTGCCGAAAGTTCAGCGAGGTTCTTTTCAAGGGAGATACCAGGGGCAGAAAGATTACCAAGAGAAGCAGCTGCCCTATCGGCAAAGTCCAGCATAGCAGCAAAATTCACTTTTGAAAGGTTCGCACTCTCTTGAATACTTTGCGATACCCCCTCAATGGCTCGTGTAGTATTTTCAGAAAAGGTGTTGAGGGTTTGATTGATTTGGGTAATCTCTGCCTGCAAAACATCCATATTTCTGAACAAAGCGAGAAACACCGCAGAGACTTGGCTATCGCCTGCAACATTGAAATTTATACCGTAATTAAACGTATTATTCATTTTAAATTTGTATCTTTGCCGTGTTAAACATTTTATACTATGAAAGCATTCTACTGGATAATATGTATTGCAACTATCTTCTTAACCCTTATAGGGTTTCTCTGCCAATGGTTATTTGACTTCGGAGGTACTACAGCAGGCTATAGCTTGCTCACTCTCGTGGTGTTGATAGTATTAAACTTCCTCACCAATGGATGGTTTGACCTACCCACCCATAAGAACCTTAAATAATTCGGCTTGGTTTTGCATACGCCAATGCTCTAACCACATTGCTTGGGCATAGAGCTTACACCACTGACTGGCTTGCAGACTTTCGGGGTCTACCCCAAAGTTAGCACGAATTAGTGCCTCAGCTTTCCACTCTTCTTTCTCACTGGGCTCACATTGTAGTGAGCCTATAAGTTTTTTGCGGTTGCCTTGGTGTTTTGTACCCTCACCATTAGGGCTTCTACAGCTTTGAGCTTGAGTAAATCACGCTTTTCAATGGCTTCATCGGCTTTTACTACGTAATTCACGTATGCAGCTTGTGCAGCTTTTACTTCATCTGTTTTGGAAATTTTGGTAATAGCTTCTAAGTGCTTAAAAGTAGGCTCTTTGAATATCACTTGATGTGTAACACCTTCGGATGACACTTCTACTAAAACGAGCTCGCCGTGTTCCTCTTTAAGGTTTTGTATCTCTTCTGGCGTAAGCCCACAAATAGTTGCAGGCTTTTCACCAAAAGCGTAAGGGTTGTCTTCTACAAATGTGTATTTATCTTCCATTTTTACTTCTTTTTAATACTTGCTTGTGGGTGCTACCCACTAAATGCTTTTATCCACTACGTGACTTACAATGAGAGGTAATTCTACTTCTTTGTGCATATCGCCCTCCTTCCATTCAAAAGGTGTTTTTTGAAACTCACAATTCTTTAGTATATGAGTTACCAAAGGCTGATTATCGGGTTGATAGTTCACTGTGATAGGGAAAGGCGCAATGCGGTGTAATTGTCCTTTAGGAGCTTTAGCTTTCAGTGCCATTGCCGTTGAGGCAAGCACAGTGATAGAAGCGGTAGTCTTCACTCTGCCATACCCACGACTTACTGGGTGGCGACCTGCACCATATACGTTCTCTTTCTCCTGCTCCTCTTCGTACTTTATGGCAACAATACCCGTAACGGGTACGCCCCCGATAGTGCAGATGATATCTGCCCATCCGTATTCTCTTCCGTTGATAAGGGGTTCTAATTCTAACATTTTCCTCTCCCCGTTCCCCCCCCCCCAAGGGGGGGGGGAATCCGCCCGGGGGAGGGGGGGTAATTAGTTTTTTTTC